TTCGCTCAACAGCAACCGGAAGCGGCTCACTGTCTACGGGAAACCAGGGAACCCACTTGATAGGCGGGCGTATCATCAATGGATCGACCACCCAGGCGTCCATCAGGGATAAAACAATATCGGCACGATAACGCCTGGCATGAGCGTCAACGATGTCCATGCCATAGGGGTGATTGTGCCGAGGCATTACTGGGATGCCGCCCCAGTCAAGCGTTGATCCCTCCAAACCGTAGAAGGCCATAATAGCCAACTCGATGTCTGGCAGGGCGTTTATCCGGGGTGCAAACAATTCTGTTTGATTTGCGTACCCTGTGTGTGACCAGGGTGCGTTTGAAAGCCACATTATCCTCATACTGTGATACCTCCGTTACCTCGTGTGAGGGGCTAGCAGGGGTGAGGCGGCCCTTTTCGATCCTAGGAATCTATCTAGCCCCTTGAAGTTTGGTTATTTACCCATCAAATATTTTACGTTGATAAATGCGTTGGTCGGGCTGCCTGAGTTTTCCTCGGCATACGACAGGGCCAGCCATTCTCCAGCATCCAAGAATGAGTAGTCTGAATCAACGGCGAATTCTTTCGGGACACTGTCAGCCCATTCGTCAGCAGATCCACCGAGGGTGTCGGTGATCGTGCCGTTTACTGCGGGCGTGCCAGCGTTTGAATACTTGTGCAATGCAAGCGTGAAGCTCGTGCCACCAGCAGTAGCCGCATGGTTCACGGCTTCCGCACCAACAATGCGAACGCCGCCACCTACAGCGTCGGTAGGCGCACGCCAAATCAATAGCGTATCTGATCCGGCAGGATCGCCAATATAAATAGGTTGTACAACAACTTGTGCAGACATATTAATTATCCTTTCTAGCTAGTCGGGGCAGTAATATCGGATACAATCTGCACGCCGTACTTAGCCTGCCAGACGCCATGAGCATAAAGCGCGCTCATGTTGAACTCTGCGCCACGCCGTGAAGCGTCGCGCTCACCTTCAATCCTGATTTGTCGCCGGACATCGTAGGCTAGTGCGCTCCGGGGGAATACACCACCGTAAGCGTCAGTACCGCTCACCATGCCGGTATTCGCCGTAACGAAGATGGCTGTGTTGGCCGCAAATGCACGGTAGTAGTTCAGGGTGATATCGTTAGAGAACTGCGGGGCCTGCGCCAGTGAGGTTGAGGCTGCAATCGAGGCCGCTTTGGCGATGTCAAACCATTGATACTCATGCAATACACACACGAGAGGAACGGTCTGATTTTTCATTGCGGTTCGTGCCCGTGAAATAGCCGCCATGACGTGACCCCAGGTTAGGGTCGTGCCGGAAGCGCCGATTGTGCCAGCGGTGAAGCTCTGCATATCGCCCAACAGGTCGCCTTCGATCTTGTCGGCTGCCATAGCGCCCAGGTCAGCAGCGCCGTCCTGTACAATGTTTTCCGGGAGCATTGACTGCGCCCGCTTGTCGGAAATGAAATACTGTTTACCAATTTCGATAGGGGTCAGCGTCGCCAACAGCGAAGGCTCAAAGGCCGTGCTGGTCAGGTCGTCCGCTTCGCCGATCTCGTCGGCTGAGTTGCTGTTATATTCGTACCCCTTACGATCGTTTCCGCCTGACATATCGTTGAATACCGTTACAAGCTGGGTCATCAACGGGGTCGTGCGGGCGATAAGGGTCGCGTCTTCCTGCATTGCGTTTGCAATACTGGAAACTTGTGCGAAAGTGTTAAGAGTTGCCATGTTAGCTCCTTATTAGGAGACTATCGCTTCGGAATACTGTACCCGTATTTTTCGAGGCGTTCTGCTTCGCTTTGCGGCTTCTTGCCACCGCCGGGGTTAGCAGGATTCTGAAACGAACTAGTCTTTTTGATTAGATAGTCTTTTTTCTCGGCAAGCTCATTCAGCAATTCCTCAGCGTTTGCAACGTTCCCGTCATCATCGTATGTGATCGCGTCTACGTCTAAAAACGTGATGGCGTCGGCCGGGTCTTGGAAGTTTAGATTAACAGCGGCGTCCTTGATTTGCGATTCCCGCTTAATCCGGGCAGCCTTCTGTCGCTCTGTCTCGGCTTGTTTCTTGAACTCCTGTAATTCCTCCTGGAGTTTGTCGATTGCCGATTTTTCTGCTTCCTCTTTGTCCGCAATAGCCTTAAGCTGTTTAGCCGCTTCTTCTGGCGTCATTCCAAGCTTATCGGCGATTGACTTCTCCTGTTTGGAGAGTCGGCCCTGAATAATGTCGTTGAGTTCAGCCTGAGTAAACACTTTCCCGCTATCCGATTTTTTACCAGGTTCGTCCTGTTGGGCGTTGTCTACCTTCTGCTCGTCTTGCTTTTCGTCTTGCCCGTCTTGCTTATTCTCATCAGTCATTTGTAACCTCTCCCGATTGAACCCTGTCGGTCAGGTGTGTAGTGATTAAACAAAAAGCCGCCATTCGGCGACGATTTGAAGTGGTCGCGCAAATAGCGGCGGTCTTATAAAAGATGGCCTAATATTCTATTGTTACCCTATAATTGTATCACGTTTGTATAAGCGTGTCAAATGTTATTTTTTCCTCAATGCACTAGTTCGTTTACTGTCCTCATACTCAAGTATATCACGCTCTATCGCGTCAACAATTATCAGCAACGCCCTGCGGATAGCCAGCCAGAAGGAGTTAGGAACAGTCACGGCAAACCCACTCCTCGAAATAACCCTTACTGCTCGCGTAGGCGATCCAGTAGCCGTTCTTACGCCGTCTTATCTTACCACAACGCCCGCAGCGCATCGGAATCAAGTCCAGCAGGAAGTAGAACACAGCATGCACCCATCTAGGCATCTATTAGCTCCTTTAGCGTCGCCTCTCTCAGCATCTCACCGTACACCTCATCCTGGTAGGGCCTGGTCATGTCTCCGATGCTCACGTTGCCCTCAAGCCACTGGGCGTACTTACCCTTACCCATCATCTGACGTTGTACCTGCTCACCCTGCGACCCGAACCATTCCTCACCCGTCTCGGTTACAGGATTGTCAACACCGATGACCTTCGGAATGCTGGTGCAAAGCCCGTTGTGATGATCTTCCTGCACCTCGTCAGCCGGATGGAATGTACCGTGCAGGTTGACACAACTCATACAGGTTCGCCCTGGCTCTAATGCGCTGTACCAGATCCACCCCTCAACAGCCTGCGGGTTAGCCATGTAAGACAATCTGTTAGCCTCACGGTATGACCATGCTGTAACGGTGCGTGTCATCCTGAGACTGTCTGATAGCGGTAGCGAGAACGCCTTGCGGATGGCCTGGGCTGTCTTGGTTGCGTTAAAACCGCCCTTGATACTATCTAGTATGGCCTCTGTTATTTTATCCGCTCCGTAGCCTGACAGTCCGTTGATACGTTCCCACAGCGGTGATCCTTGCGCTAGATAGTCGCTCATTATATCCAACGCCCCACGCTGAACACGCCTAAAGTCTGCGGTAGGGTCCTGAATGATAACCAGCTTCCACAAATCCCGTGCGCTTCTATCCAGGGCGTCAGATTGCAAATCCCTGGCCGATGTCAGGACCAACGCCTGATACCCCAGGATAGCGGCTACCGCTCCGGCCAGCAGGTCTCGGTATCGCTTAGTCCGCTTGACACTGCCAGTCGTATACTCGCCAGACTCGACCATATCTCCAACCAGTAACGCCTGATCCTGCAAGTCCAGCCACAGATTGCCGTAGACGCGGGATAGGCGTTTGCTCTCGGACTGCCACGATCCCAGCAGTCCAGCGCGCTGATTTTGTACTAGCCTGGAGATTGCGTCAAGAAGGGTTGCGATTATGCACCTCTGCCAGTTTCAAATAACCTCAATATCTCATCGCCGACATTCCCTTCGGCGGCCTGCTCATCTGCGATCCGTTCCTGTTCTACACTCCAATCATAGCCACGCTTACCGGACGCTGTTTGTGCGCTGACTAGCCCATAATCAATGTCTTTAGCAATGGCTTCAATTCCCTCTTTTTCGTTGCTGGGTAGCGGCTCAGGCCAGACAACCCTAATAGGCTCCAGGCTCTCACTGTACACGCCGCCGATCTTGAGCATCCGGCGTGACAATTCCTCTATCGCTTCACCATACAGGTCGCGCTTGTCATTGTTCTTTCCGAGCGCATCCTGGTACAGCATACGCACGCCGAAGTTGGTCAACTGGCCCAACTTGTCCTTCACCGTTGACACATCAACCGAGCGCATAAGGCTGTACAGACTTTGTGTAAGCCACTTCACCCATTCACGGCTACCCTCTAATTCGCTAGACATTTCAGCGCTGCCGACCTGTGAATCGTTGGGGAGTTTTAGCATTTCCTCCGGCCCCCAGTTGATAGTCGCAAGCTGACCGGAACCGAAGCCGGTAGCATACCAGCGGGGATGAGCGTTTAGCCGGATGATCTTGTTAATGTTCGACGCCGCGTAATTGATCTTATCCTGCAACTGAATTATATCGCCTGTCACGTCTGGCTTTCCCTCAATACCAGCAACACTCGGTAGGTTCTGCCAGTTCAGCACGGGGGAGAAGTCAACACCATTGGCTGCGGTATAGTTTTCCTCATTTATCAACTCATACTTGCTCGTTCCTGGCTCTGTCTGATAGTCGCGAATTACCCATGAGCCATCTTCGAGCGTGAACACCTGCTTATACTTGACCTCTTTCTGTGTTTCAGGGTCTTCGGTAGCGTATTCATAAACGTACCGCATCACCTTCTCGTAGTCCGAGGGCTCTGTATAAACTTCCATGTACAGCGGGTCAAGCGCAATCAGGCGGGGATAATCTACGCCCATTAGCTGCTTGGCGTTAGGGATGATCTTAGCATAGCAAATGCCAGCGTCAGCGCCCATCATGCCGAGTCGCTTTAGCAGGACCTCACCCCTGTTCGCTTTCCACGCATTGTTAAGCCATAGTTGAGGGTCAGCGTCATCATTAACGCCGCCCAGGTCAACAGCCAGGCTCTCACCAAACAGCATAGAGAGCGACTGGTCAACAGCTTTACCAATCAGGTTCAGCGTGACATTATCATTGCTCTGGTTCGCCTTGACCTTGAGCGATTCCCGCTGCCAACCCTGACGATAAGCCCTGCGCTCCACGATGGACTCGATAAATTGCTTTCGCGTCTGATCCATCATTGCGCTGGCAAGCCTGCCGATAAATCCGTCTAATGCTCTGCTTATAAAATTATCTGCCATAATCTATCCTTAGTCCGTGAAGGTGAGGGGGTTATGTATGATCTCCATAACTCTGTTTTGACATTCAACAGCAAGGGCGCGGGCAATAACTGTGTCATCGTGCATTCCTTCTGGTGCGCTGTACTTGCTCCTGTTGGTAACAGGGTTTACTTTTTGCTCATACGCCTCAAGCTCTCCCGTCCATATCGGATCAGGGATAAACTGCCATTCCTCGTTTTGTAACGCCAGTGCCAGGTTCTCAATCAGTGGTGGCTTGCTAGACGCTGTCGTTTGGAAGCCGGTCACATTCAACCCGTCCCGCTGCAACTGCTCAAATTGCGGTTCGCCTATTGAGTTCAATTCTACCAGGCCGTTGTAAACGTGCCACTTATCGAATAATGCCTTAATCCGCTTGCTTTGGAATATATAGTCAATCTGGTTGAACCTATCCTTGTCTACCTCCTGCTTACAATCTAAGCAGCAGATAGATACCGCCGTGAAGTCCTTTTGTTTCGCCCAGTCCACCCCAGCCACGATCCGGTGGCCTTTGTGATCCTCTGGTGTGGTCTGTGGGGCATTCATGCAAGCGGTAATGTTACGGAATACTGCGCCCTCTCCTTCGAGGAATTGAGCAAGATACTCTTGCTCAAACGTGCGCTCTGGTATAGAGCCGTATTCACGTGCTAGCTCAGACCAGGGGAAATCGGGGTTCTCATATGGATGCTGCGCCCTAACAAGTTTACCATCAACAACCTCACACCCAAGCGTTGGAATCTGCCATGACATCCCCTGCGGATCACCCTTGGCCTTCTGCCACTCCCTAAAAAACCAATTGCGACCCTTTGGCGTTCCCAAGCCCCAAAATATAGAATCCTCGTAGTTTGCCAGAATAGGACTGATGACCTCATAAAATGCGGCCGGTTTGATGTCTGCTGTTTCGTCAAGCGTTGCGCCTCTGAACGAATGCCCACGTGCGTTGTCGGGATCGTCAAGCGACCTAAAAATAATATATCCGCCGCCTGGTGCATAAGCCGTCATTTCAGACTTTAGAAAGTTGAACACGTTGCCAGCCGCATATCTCGCTTCGTTCCACGCAATTCGCACCTGGTCATAAGTCGGCGCACCCCAAAACATGGGCCAGCCTTTTAGCGCCATCTCCACGTTTATGCTAACTCCCATCGTGGTCTTGCGCCACCTGCGACCAGACGACAACCAATTAAACCGCTTTGACTGCTCCCTTACCGCTATCTGCCCCTTATGAGGCGTCGGCAGACGGATCGCGCCAGTCATTCACATACTCCACTTTGATGGTTCCGCTATTATCTGTCTTTTGGTCAATCTTCTGCGTGGGCTTGCCAATTTGCCATTCTAACAACTTGGTGGCGGCATTACTTCTAACCCTTACGTCCCTATTACCCATTTCATCGATAAGTTCTTTTACCGCCTCTACCCCATGCTGTTCTATCAACATTTTAATATGTAGATTAGTATCTCTGGCAAGTTCTGCGGCCAAACCATTCAGCTTGTCGGCGCCATGAGCCTTGAGCCAGTTCCACGAAACTCCAACCGCCTTATATGCTTCCTTGTCCGTTTTTGCCAATGCGCGACGATATACGTATCGAGTTTCCTCAATGTCTAATTCATCTAGCCGTTCGTCTAAAGTCGCTTTTTGGTCGGTTTCTGTCATCTTTAATCGCGTTTCATTCCCTTTTTATAACTATTCAATCGCTTTCTAGCTTCTCCCAATCATCCAGCGTGTACACAATCACCATAACCGCCTTCATGTCGGCTTTCACATTCGCCAGCGGTGTCAGATACTGATTAGCCCTGATGTCAGAGCCAAACGCAAAGCGGGGCGAACCATCTGCCATCGTCTTAACCTGCACGACCTCGCCCTCGAACATCGCTATGGGGTCAGGAGTCATTTTCTTGCCGCCTTCACAGTCCATTGACCAGGGCTTCGGTATGGGTTAGCAACGTAATCAATGACATCATAACTCGCAGAACTAGTCATCCTAGCCTCTGGCAGCAAATACTCTCCTAACGCTAAACTTTCTTTGACTAACCGTCTCTCCTTGCGATTATTATATTTTTGAAAGAATCGCAATTTACCTTTATAAAAAGGTATTTTATAAGAATTGCTCATTCTTCCCTCTCTTTCAGATAATCCTCGCAATCCCGCTCATAGTATCGCTTACGATATTCTTTCCCGTGTTTTATTGCCTTATAAAGTGTCATAATTCCTTGCCCGTTTTTACGTGTCGGGCCTCACGCAGAAAACTATTTCTCGGCCAGTGGAGCCATCAGGACTCGAACCTGAAACCTATCGCTTAGAAGGCGATTGCTCTATCCGGTTGAGCTATGGTTCCATAAAGCAGGAAACCAGTGGAACTAAAAGGACTCGAACCTTCAACCTTTGCGTTGCAAACGCACTGCTCTCCCATTGAGCTATAGTCCCTGGCGGAAGATGGAGGAATCGAACCCCCGCATCGTCTCCGATGACATCCGGCCTCAAACCGGTTGCATTACCACTCTGCCAATCTTCCAAGAGCCGTGACAGGCTTCCCATCCAAGCAGGTTGAAGGACTCGAACCCTCGACATCCGATTTACAAAAACGGCGTTCTTCCAACTGAACTAAACCTGCAATAATTCCCTTAGTGGGGCAGCTTCGGGGACTGCCCCACCTTGAAAGGAGAGAGATGAAGAAATAATATCTAGTGCAATTCCGGGTGAGCCGCCCATAGCAACGCCAACTTTTCAGCATAGGTTGGCTCAGGCTGTGACTCACTTTTGCCGATAAACTCCAATAGTTGCGAATAATCACCCTGATAATAATTCAGATCAGCGGCCGCCGAGGATGTCCCGTATTTATGCCCGTCGCCACTCCCAGTATACTGCCAAATAGCCCAATCATCCCAAATATTCGAGGGCATGTAATAAGGCGCCTTTTTGATGTTATTTGAATACCAGGAGTAATCAGCCACCCATAGCGGATAATCGGCCATCCATAATAGCTGTACCGTTTTGAAGCGTGAGGTAAACCACTTGGCGGTATAAATGATCGGCTTGCGTCCTGTGACTTCCTGAACCCTGTCACACCAAACCTGCGCACGCCAGGCATAATCAGAATAATTGCTAACACTCGGTTCTTCAAAATCTAGCACCGGCGGAAAGTCGAAGCTGTATCGGTCATAGCGGTCAAGGTAGAAGTCTGCTGCCAGTTTTGGATCTACGCTATACTGTAACCAGTGATAACACCCCATGAGCAAGCGCCCATCAGCAGAGGCGTCCTTACAGTAGGTGTCGAATTTACTATCCTCAAATTGGTATCCGGTTGTTTTATTAGCGTCTGTGGCCTTCGTAATCCAGAAGCGCGCACCAGCGTCATACATTTTAGCAAAGTTTATTTCGCCGCTCCAGTGGGAGGTGTCCACGCCCAGCGTCCAGTCATTCATCCCGTTCATCCTCTCGCTCTTCTAAATCCTGTAACCTGCTCTCGTGATTGATCGTGGCGTCTTCGATAACGGACAGCCGATCCTCAAGCGCAAGTAACGCGCTATCAATATCCCGCAGCTTAGACGCTAATGCGTACAATGGGTTACTTCTCGGTTCCGGCATTGCAATCCAGCTTCTGCTCAAGCTCAAAAATACGCTGTGTGAGTTTGCGTATCTTATCGCCCTGCTTGCGGTTTACCTCTAACTGCTTAGCTTTATCTAACTCCAATTCGTCTACCTTCTTTTTTAGGGACTTGTTTTCGGCAGTCAATTCGTCAATGGTCAAATCCTTTCGCTCCTGTTCGCGCTCTAAGCAGTCCAGGCGTAAGGTCAGCTTATCCACCCTTCCCTGCAAAGACTCGACTAGTTTCATGGCGGCGGTAACGGTAGTCATTTCAGCATCTGCTTTAGCCGTGCCACGCCCAAACAGACCATTAACGATAGCAATGCCCAGACCTCCGGTCAGAAGTCCGGTAACGGCTGCGGCGATGAGTGTGGTCCAATCCATAGATATAAGTAATCCCGCCATAAAGACGGGCTATAAATTATTTATTCTGATCTACGAGATCATGGAGTAGGTTTGACCCGCCACCAGCAACAACGGCTGTCAGCACCTGGCCCACAATCGGATTTGGCATAATTCCTGCAAACAAATTCACGCCTGACAACGCAACCAGCGCACCAGCAAAGCCCCAGGCAATATACATCAGCGGGAACTTGTCCCAACTGTAATGCTCAAACAGGGGCGTGATTAGCATTTCGACAAGGCGGTTTGCCAGCACCATAAACCCGATAACAACTGCGAGAATGTCAGCGTCAAATATCATTCGTAATCCTCCTATAATTGGTAGAATCCTACTCTATAAGTGTATCACGTTTGTACATGGATGTCAAACGATTGCCTCTTTTAAACTAAGCGGGGAGGACTTACACGGTGTGCAGCTATATGTGAAATGAAAATAAGATTATCCTTATTTTCATTTCATTTACCGGACACAACTGGTAAGTAATCCTTACCAGTTCGCTTATGCTATACAAAAATGTACAGGATAAACTAACTCATTCTATTTCCTAAAGAACATAAATTTATTTGCTTTAAGAAACAAAGCGTTGCCGCAGGGTGAGAATAGTATCACCCTAAAGAGTTAAATTTCCAAATGTAACTAAATTTATTTACCTTCGTCACCGAAATTTATATACTTCTCTATTCGGGGCGGCCGTCCTGTGACCGCCCCATTAAGTTGTGTGAACAAACGGC